CCGCCCAAGTAAGTTTAGTAGTATCATTAGCAGGAACTACATATGTGTTAGCACCCTTTGTCCCTGCAAGACCATCGGCAGTAATTACTATTTCATCAACACCCGCCATCGGCTTATACATTGTAAACTTCTTACCAGCAGGAATATTAAATTCTCTGGGGTCATCAGTAAGTCCAGAATATTTACCATTTACTAATACATTTACAGGTTCATTTACCATGTAAAATATGTCACTTGCCAAAGTAGCAGTAGCAGGAACATTTACATTATAAACATCGTTTTCACCTTTAGTAGTAGACTTGTTGCCTAAAGCAACGACATGACCGTTTTCAACTGCAACAGCAGCCTTACCAAATTTATTCAAAGAATCAATATTTTTTGCAGCTATTTCACCAGCTATTAAAACAGAATAACTCATATTACATCCTCCTTTAATTTTTTATAATAATATTTTTTAAATCCTATCCCACAAACTCTTGTTCGTGTTATCATCAACAATATCTATATTTATTGGAACTCTTATAGAGCCAACATCACCTTTGTTCTTAGATTTTGCAACACTATAAGCAAATGCCTTAATAGCATTACTAAAATCATCTGGATTGCTAAATTCTTTAGCCTTTTCACGCCATTCGTCAATCTGTTCTTGTGTTAAATCATCAGCGACAGAATTGATTGCAAATTCAATTTTAGATTTTCTTTCTTGTTCTTCAACATTAGTCTTAAATTCAAGAAGTTTAGTATTTTCTTCTTTTAATGCTTCAAAATCTTTTTCAAGAGTAGAGAACTTTTCAGAAATTTCTTCAAGTTCAGCTATCTTTTCTTTATAAGTAGTAATTTCACTATTAAGCTGTTCTTTTTCTGTAGCAAATTCTTGTTCCTTTTCTGCAATTTTCTTATTTACAAAGTCCATCAAATCATCTTTTTCGTCTGAATCATCATCTATAATGACATAAGTCATTTTTGCACGTTTTACACCTTCAAGATTAAGTTTAGCTACACCATCTTCAATAGAGTATGGAATAGCAACAGTTTTGTTTGATTCTTCATCCTTAGCATAAATATAATCTTCATCGTAATCTCTCATCCAATATTTGCTACATTCTATATCTCCATTTTTGTATTTGACATCATTACAAGCAGCCGATAGAAAAGACCACATTTCATTTGCAGTAATGCCAAAGGTTTGAGCAAATTCTTCTTTATTAAATTTCATATCTTCACCATCCTTACATGAAAAGTTACTTGTATCTAAACCAAGTATTTTATAATATTTTTTTAATTTTGCTTTTGCAGATTTATAATAGTCTGCGTTTGTGTTTCTTTCTAAGAAAGAAAGAGCAGCTTCGCAGCCAGACTTGCACAATACTAAAATATTATCTTTTATTCTGCATACAGGATATTTAAGTTTTAAACTAGGAGAATCCTCCCATCCATCTTCAACAACTAAATAGCATTTGTTAACTAATGTTTTATAATTCTTAGCTTTTAAAATACTATCTCTTAATTGTATCTTATCAACGCTTCCCCAAGGCGTAGTCATATCTGCTGACTTTTTAGATAAGTCTATTTTAATAGGATCATTCTTTCCTATATCTTCTTTAGGCACAGCAAATAATATTTTCTTTACTTCTTCAACCATTTCAGAAAATTTTAATACAGTTGCTTTTGCGTTAGGAATAGCAGGAGAATCACCAATCAATGTTACACCTAAAAAAACAAACGATAAAATCTCTGTTTTTTCGTCTTTTTGTTGACTGTCCACTATCTGTATTTCCATTGATATAGGCTTTTCTCCATCGTGTTTCTTAAAAACTTCTAATACTTCTGGACAATAATATTTCCATATGTAAGCAGTACATACAAGCCATAATTCTTTATTTTCGTCATACTCAAACCTAATATCATCTTTTGACAATACAACTCCACAAGGAATTTCATCTATTTCATGTCCCATGAAGTCTTTCGTGTATTTATTATATTTATAAAGTATTGGTTTGCCAACAAGGGTATCTGCTGACTGTCTTATAGCATCTTCGGTTATGGGAAGATTATGTTTGTTGTCACCGCTTTTTGCAACCCACATTTCTATCTTTGCTAATTGATTGTCGCTTATATCCTGTATATTATATTTGTTTATTGTAAATCTTACAACATTATTCACATCTTCACCACCTTTCGTTTAACTAAATTACCGAGAAATCCTCGTCAGTTAAGACTTAGGGTAGTCAACTAAGGCTTTTACAAGCCTCCGTTTATAGAAACGGAGGTAGTTGACATAGGGCAGGGAAGAAGGGTTATTCTTTTGGAAATGCCAAATTCCCTGTTTCTTTGTTCTTTTTCCATTCCAACAATGCATTACTTAATTCTTCTGTTTTAAGAAAAATCCATACTATTTTTTTATCGTTTTCATCAATTTGTCTTGATATATATTTTATATTTTTAATTTCACATAAAAATTTTTTTAAGTTTTTACTTTTACAATAAAACTTTTTTTCATTGATTACATCTGGATTACTTACAAACATTCCAAATTAACTTCCTTTCCGTTAATCATATTTCCTTGTCTATATTGCTTCCAGCAGCTCTACTTATTTCACCTGCGTCCGTCAAATCATTATCTTCCTTTGCTTGTCTACCACCTTTACTATCTTCTTTTGACATGGTATAAGATGTTTTTATAGGTGTAAGTTTATCTGTAAAACCAAGCCATTTCATAAGTAGCATACTTGAATCTAAATCTTTAATACTCATACCGATGTATTAAAGTTATAAAAAGTTATAACTTTAATAAAATTTATAAAAATTATTAAATATAACCTAACTTTTATACTTCCCAATTCATCGAGTTCACTTTCGCATAAATACTACTTGTGTTTGATATAACTCTCCAAGGGCTTAAAATCCGCATATCGGAATACGTACATGCTACATTAAGCAGTTAGGTTGCTTATGCAGCTAATTTCTTCAAATTCAATGATGCATTATAATCTCTATCAATTACTAGTCCACATTTTTCACACTTATATATTCTTTCACTCAAACTTAATTTTTCTTTTTTATTTCCACAACAACTACATATTTTACTACTTGGATACCACCTATCAGCAATAATCAAATTAATATTATTCCATTTACATTTATATTCTAATTGTCTTTTAATTTCATAAAACTTGGATTCTTTAATTTTCTCTGATAAGTGTTTATTTTTCAACGTTCCCAAAACATTTAAATCTTCAATTACTATTGCTTCGGGGTTTAATTTTACCAATTTAGCAGTAAATTCATGTATATTTGTTGTAAAAACATTAGTTATTCTTATATACAACCTTTTTATTTCTTTTTCAAGTTTGAGCAAATTTTTTGATTTTGGAAGTCTATCAAACTTGGTTTTCGTTTGCTTACTTTCCTCAATCATTTTTTGATATTGTCTACTTGCTTTTCTTTGCAATCTTTTAAGTTTTTTCTTTTCTTTTTTTATATTTGGTTTTTGTAATTTCATTCCGTTGGAACAAGTAGCCAATTGTTTTATTCCTAAATCAATTCCTATTGCTTCTGTTTTAGGTTTATCATTATCTTGATTATCAATAATTTCAACCGAAACAGATACCCAAAAATTCACACCATCATATTCAATTTTTGGATTTCTATATTTTATATTATCACCATAAGGAACACGATTTTTTTGTGCTAATTTAATCCACCCTAATTTTTCCAGTCTAACTTTATTAGTAGTAAATTTTATTGTTCCTTCGTGAGTAGCACATTTCATTTTACTTCTTTTTTTTGTCTTAAATTTCGGTTTGTCTGCCAATTTCTTAAAAAATCTCTCATATGCTTCTGCTGCATTTAATATTGCTATTTTTAAAGCTCTGCCAGATATTTCTTTTAACCATTCATTCTCTTTTTGCTTTTTAAATTCAGTAAAGATTTTAGTTAAATCATATCCAGAAATAAATTTACCACCATTTTTATAATTTTCTTCTTCCATGGCAATAACCCAATTATAAGCAAATCGTGCAGCATGACAAAATTTAATTATTTGTTGTTGCTGATATTCGTTTGGTAATATTTTAACTTTAAATCCTTTTATCATAATAGTTGATTCTCCTTTTTTGCATAAAAAAAGTACGATATCAAACGTACTTAATTTATGACTTATATTTTTAATAATCTTTATAAATTTTACTAAAGTTAAACTTTCCATAACTTTTATACGCGTTCACTTAGATTCGCTACATCTAAGCAGTTTTCAAAGAAACTTCTCATGCTTTCACATGAGCGCAGGTCATGTCTTCACCTTCAGCATTACCTGTTAAGGGCAACCCGTTTCGGAACACCAATCGCTTGTGTCCTACGAGATTTCTCTCTGACCGTCGAACGTTGCTCTATTCGAGCCTTCGCTGCATAAACATCCATTGTTACAGGCTTTAGGATTTAACCATAACCCATCTCTCAACTTTTTTCTGCTTTCGCTCCATCACGCTTAGGCATATTTCATCCTTACGTTGTGGCATGAGAGCTTTAGGAATTACTTGCAATTAGAGTTGTGTCCTATGCACATTTCTGTACATACGAGGCAAACAGCTAATTTATAACTTTTATAAGTTATTTTAAGCTGTTCTTTTACCTTCGGCAGAAGCAATTTTAGGTGTTATAATACCATTTTGTGCTAATTCTAATGCATGTTTTTGCCTATCATCTCTATCGTGGATTGTACCTTCAAATGCTATCTTAAATTTATAACGTTTCGTTAGCTTGTTTACATGATAAGTACAAAAATCTTCAAATTGTTTATACAATCTTTGGATAAATATAGAATCCATAAGTTTTGATGCATTCATAGATGCAACATTTGCTTTGTCTGTATTAAATAAATTCTTATCAATACCTGTTTGAGAAAATATATTATTTAATGCCTTCAACACTACATCATTTTTTACTTCTGTCGCATTATCAAAAGAAAATATCTCTGGATTTTCTAAAGGTAACGCTTTAATATCAACACTAGAAGGTAAATTATTTTTGGCAATTTTTATAAATTCAGCCAATGTATTAGGGTCAACTGCAAAATCATCTGCTTTTGAACCTGTTTTGTTTTCTTTGTTTCTTGGAACTGCACCAAGTATTATCTTATAAACTTCCAAATCTGCTTTTATTTTTTGCAAATCCTTCAAATATGGTATGTCTGCAAAATCTAAAAATACACCCATTAAAGGTGGAACTAATCCAGCAAAATGAGTATGGAACTTAAACACCCATCCGTTTTCAGGACTTATTTGTTGCCAATACATCCATTGACCATTCCTCATTTCTGCTTTTATATTAGGATAATATGTTTTATTTTTTTGCATATCTAAAGCATTTTTATAATATTTTTTAAACTCTGGTGCAAACCCATTTATATCAACACCCATTTGCTGAAAATACATAAGATTAAATGAATACATATATCCATATTCCCAATAAGAATCTACTATACACCAATCAATAGGCATTTCTTGTAAAAACAAAGCATTATCGCTTTCACGTAAATATACAAAATATCCGTCCTCTAAACACATTTTTAGTAATGCTTTTGTGAATTCCTTTTTTACATTAAATTTATCAAACCAACTACACATATTATCATAGTCTTTTTTAAAAGTTGATTTTTTCATATCTTCTTCAGTAGCATTTATAGGAATAGGATACCAGTCAAACGTAAGAATGTCTGACAAATAATGCATCATTCGTTTGTATGTAGTCTGTGTATTATATAAATATTGTGATAATCTTCTTAATACTTGCTCATTATCTCTTGGATTAGCAATAAGTTTTTTTATACGTTCTCTGTCTTGTTCAGCAGGACGCATGTTTATATCTTTAAGATAACTATTTGCAAGCAAAGGATTAAATAAATAAGCATTTAACTGTGTAAGACTTCTTGCAAATTCTAATGCAAAATTAGAATCTTCTTGAATTTCTTTACGTGGCACAATGTCACCACCTTTCTATATGTAACTATATTTAAGTAGCATATCAAGAGTATTACTTTTATCTTCTTTTACTCTCAATTCCATTTCTTTTTGTTTTATATAATACAATCCATATGCTAAACTACTATATCTATCCTTTCTGTGTCCCGACGGTTCGGTTAGTTTAATAAAACCACTACGTATCTCCATTTCAAGATTAATCATTTCTGTAATTAGTCTTGTTGTTTGGAAATAACAAGCGTTTAATCTTGCAATATCAATATCATCTAATTTTAAAGATTGTTGATTGTCAAGAATATATTCACGACCTTCAATTTCATTAACCAACAATTTTATTTTACGTTTCTCAAATTGAGTTTTAGTATATACAGCCATTTCGTGGTTTGTTTGCGTGGCATTAGCACCAGTAACTTTTATAGAATATATTACTGGTAAGGCATCTTTATCGTATGCTCTATCTTGCATTTTTTCATCATTAAATGCTGTAAATGCAGGATATTCTATACCACGTGCATTATCGAACGTAACTTTGGTACATTCATCATAAATGCCTATAGCATTACCATTAGTATCCATTGCAACTATATCACATTCTAAATCATAGAATAATTGTTTGAGACGTAATGCTTGAACTGTAGTGTGTTGACCTTCCATTGTTTCTATATATTCAACTGATTTTATATATTCATCATTGTTTGGAATACAACGAATAAATGTAAATACAGTTTGGTCGTTGTCTCGTCCTCCCATTAATGCACTATCAACTGCCAATAATCTAAACTCATTTTTATGTTTAGGTTTATAAAATTTATTTTTCTTTAAGTCTCCTTTAAATTGAATATAATCAGAATTAGACAATGGTATCAACGGTTTAGTTATGTTTCTGCACTTATTCAAATCATCAAATTTAAAATATGCTTTTTCAGACTCACCAAAAGGTATTGTCTCCATCTCAACTTGGAAAGAAAGCGGATCGAAGTCGCTTTCGCTCATTTCGTCTATTATTCTTTGTCTGTCAATTATTCCATGCTTTACCCCTAATTGATAAGGGAAGCCACAGGTAAAATATCTTCTACCTGCAAGCATAGCGTCTTTAAATGCCAAAAACCTATCCCAACTCCAATGGCTTTTTAACCAACACGAAGACAAATATATTTCAGTATTAGGCTCTTGTATTCCCTCATATTCTTTATGTTTTAAATAGCCTGGCTGTCTACGAGAAGTCAAGAACTTCCTTAAAACCTTCTTTATTACTTCTATGTCAACCATTCTAAATTCATCAACAACTAAAACATTTGCTCTCGCACTACGAGCATTATCATTAGCAGCAACAACTTTTATCCAACTGCCATTATGAAACCTAACAATAGGGTCGTTTATCGCTGTCTTTAATTCACATATTTCCCTTTGTAAATTAGGACAATTGTCGTAAAATCCTTTTATTTTCTCACTTATTACGTTTAAACTTTGTGATTTTGTACCTGCTGCTATACATATTTTTGTGCCAGGGTATAAAATACATCTTACTATACAATAAAGGGCAACAAGGTGGGATTTTCCAATCAATTATGTTATCCATAAGACTTTTTATTCTTATGTTCTTACACTTTACCATCGTGTAAGTTCAGCATACATTTTTACCCACGACTTTACGTTTGGGTAACGGACACTCGTGGGAGTATTATATTCTTTGGATGTAGAGTCCAAAGGTTCAACTCCTATGCGTTACGGTGTTATATGTGTATTACCACATATAATTACCTCGGTATTATCCAGCTTTAATGGAGGACTTCACCGATTTTGCCCGTTAATCATTTGTTTCATTTCTGAAACAAACGGCATCTTGATAAATCTTATATTTTCGCTCTAAATAAACATTTGCATTTTTATATAATAAATCTAAAAATTCTATTTTATTCCCTTTTATATATAAATCAAAATTGCGTTGGTCTTCTGTAAAAATACTACTATAGAATCCAAATTTTTGTAATCTTTGTTGTAAATATTGCAAAAACTTTAAATTAGCATTTGCAAAAGTTATACTATATGCATTTTTAGATTTCGATATACAACCATCACCATTGAGTTGTTCGCAAATTTGTTTATATGTAAAGTTTTTATAATTATTTATTATAAATTCATCTTCCCATTGTTCAAATTGTGATTTAAAAAGTTCCATAGTCCCCCTTCTGCGAAAATATAAGACTAGATACCACGGCTTGCCCACCAAAGAAAATAATCTACATGAAACATTAAATATATTAATATTTTTTGAAATAATGAAAATGGACTTATTTGTAAATATTCGGAAACGAACCTATGCGGATTTTCTCTCCAATACCCAATCCATACAGCAAGACCGTTCATAAATTTTTCTTGCTTCATCATAGCATCTGTTTGTTTATTAAAACTTCGTCTCTGTTCAAATGCATTGTCTTTTATGCTATTCTTTTTATCAGGATGTTCATAATTACTGTACCAACCCATCCTGATCACCGCTTTCTTCAGTTATATTTTCTTCATCTAATTCTTTATCAAAATTTATATTATCATTTTGTTTTAAATCTTCATCTGTTATTTCAACAGAATATTTTCTCATTTCTTCGTCATATTCTTTTGCATATTCATTATTGATACCTAACATACGACAAAAATGACCTAAAAACCAAACTCTAATATATTTTTTAATACTATCGACATCTTTAAATTCTGGGTCTGGTTCTGGTATAGGTTTTTCATTTTCAAACTTCTTAATCCAAGTACCTAAAGTATTCACATCAGCAGCCATAGCAGCACTTTCTTGTATTGGCTTCAAAGCAGCAGAATTCATTAAATCTTGTAAGTCTTTTAATTCTTTACTTACACCATCTCCACTTGCTCTTTTCTTTTTTATGTTTAGCTGCTGATAGCATATTTCTTGTACTAATATTTCCATAGACTTTGTAGAAACATCATATCTATTGCACCATTCATTATATTGCTCTTCTAGATATTGCAAATCTTGTGGTGGTAAATTACCCCATTTGCGTATCAAATACGAATTGGATTCTTCGTCAGAAACACTTATATTATTATCTAATTTTATATTATCATCTAAAAAATCATCACTTTGGTCAAAACAATCTCCATAATTATTTGTACCACCTAAAGAATTTATTTCTTTAAAATATGATTGCCATATTTTCCAACCAGTTTTTATAGAATGATTAGTAGCACCATTAAACGCAGCTATAGAAAACGGTACATCTAATCTTCTACATAAAAAATACATTGCTTTTTTGTTTTCACCATATATAGCAAAATATTCATTAAATAATTTATCAATACATTCTTTACATATAGGCAATCTTCCTATGGCTGCATATAATCTATTTTTACTAACATAAAAATCTGAACTTTTTGTTGACCCGCAGCAAACACAAAAAAGATTTAATGTGTTTGCTTTCTTGTTTTTTGTGTTTGCCACTTTTGCACCTTCTTTCAATTGTCTTCGTTATATTCGTCTAAACTACCGTTTTCGTACAAATTCTCCAATTCATCTTCTAATTTAACTGCATGTTTTAGTAAGGAATTACCTAATTCATTAGCCAACACATGTTGCCCTTCTATGTATGCTTCCTGTACTCTAAACTCAATTTCATCTTTCAATATCGCTAATGCTTCGCTATCAGAAGATTGTCTTATTTCATTGATTAATTCAAGAAGACATTGACATTCTTCACAGTTACATATTTCTTCGTTATGGTCATCTTGTTTAAGTTTTGTGTTCTCGTATAATTCATCTGTTAGATTAAAATATACATCTTGTGTAACTTCTTTATCATCTATATAATACTTTTTAATAATTTCTCCATTTTCTTTATAAATTTCTTCACGAAACTTCATAGTACCCACCATTTTAACCTTTCTACAAACAAATTAATTTTGATTCATCATATATAAGATTACCTTGTTCATCCTGCACTAAATATACAAATCCTTTATCTTGTGGTCTTATCATAGTGCCATCTGAAGCATAAGATTGTTCTTCACATAAACAACCACTTTCATACATATATACACCACCATATCTGCTAAAACCTTGATGATGTGTGTGTGAAAGACAAAGTGCATCAAACTTTTCGCCTAATTGAAGAAAATATAAATATGCCTTTTCTGTCGTAGCTAGTATACCACTACGAAAAGCTTTAGGGTGTGCAAAAACAGTATGTCCTACCTTGCACCACCAATTTTTCATATATTCAATATCAATTTTTCCATCAAACACTTTGGTTAACGGTTCATAAAATGTTTTACTTTTTGTTTGATGGTCATGTTTCCAGAAACCTAAATCTATAATAAAATCAAGATTAGTTTCAGGCATCAGAGTTAATAAATCTTCATGCACCTTTTCACTAAAATAATTAATTAAACGATAGTTATGATTGCCTGCTATTAATTTAACTTGTTTTGGTTTTATATACTCAATAATATCAATAATCATTTGTCTAGTACCTATCATTTCATCTACAAATGGTACTCTATATTTTTTCTTAAATCTACTTACAGATTGACAATCTTGTTCATCTCCACCAAACACAAGTACATCAACCTTACCAACATAATCTTTAAAAACCTCTTTTGGTAAATTAAATGGGTAATGATTATCTGAAATATGTAATATTCTTGTTTTATTTTTATATCCTATTTCTCCATTTTCTCTACGTATTCTTTTAAACCAAGTGCGCAAACATTCACCTGAAGAAAAATTATATTTTTTTGCAAGTTCTTCCCACGATAAATCAATTTCTTTATTGTGCTTTTTATAGCATATATTCAATAATTCTTTATTCAAAAATTCTACCTCCCTAACTCTTTTTTTATACAAAATAAAAGAGTAGGGGAGAGAAATACCCCTACTCATACAATCTATACTAAATAATTTCTTCATCTTCGTTACTTTTATCTTTTTCTATATAAACATACAATAAACCATTTTCGATTTTTTTAGTAGGCTTCTTAAACTGCTTATATGGAATAGCCCATCTAGCACGAACTTCCATCTCACAATTTAATTCTTCATTGTTAGTTTTTCCTTCAATTGTGATATATGTAATACCATCTTCCACAATCTTTTTTACAGTCAAATCATCTGGATTAATACCATGCACATCATATACAAGAATTGCTTTGTCATCTTTTACAATTTCCTGCCAATGTCGTGTGCTGAAATTATGCTTTTCTTTTTCCTGTTTAATTGAAACTACTGAATATGGCTTATCAAAGAAAAATGTACGCATAATATTATTTGTTATTCTGTCCAATTCATCAAATGCTCTAAAAGAGTAAAAACCTTTCTCTAACATATAAAATATACCTCCTAATACAATAATATAATAATACAT